ATAGATTACGCATCGATTCTTGGACGTGTAACAGAGATCAAAGCAATCAGATCGATTATCGGCCGTGCATATCGCTCTGTCTATTTCCTGACTGGCAATGATCAGATTGAAGAGCTTTACAGATTGATCGGCGCTACCCGCCCGCTTGATTTCGCATTTGGAGAGCGTCAGATTGATGAGCGCCAGATCGCCAAATTCGCGCGTCAGATTGTCGATACAAATGAAAAGCAAGTCAAAAGATTAGTCAAGCGCGGGATCGTCGACGGCCTGCCAAATGCAGAGATCGCCAGACAGATAGAAGCGGCTACAACATTCAGCGCAGCACGAGCAGAGCGCATCGCGCAGACAGAGACAACGAAAGCGATCAACACTGCTACAAATGAGGCCTATAGAGAGTTTCAGGAGGCCGAAAATGTGCAAGTCATGAAAGAATGGATCTCTAGCCGTGACGATTCAGTCAGAGAGACACATGCAGCACTAGACGACAGCGAGCCGATCCCCGTTACTGATGATTTCCAGATCGACGGCTACGCTGGAGCTGCTCCTGCATCATTTGGCGAGCCTGCGATGGATATCAATTGCCGCTGTACTATTGCACCCGTGATCATCGAGAATTAAAATGACAGATAGACAAAAAGACAATATCAAGGATTTCGACGGAGATAACATGATCTTAACTTTGGCAATCGCTGGCCTTGCTGGGCTAGTCGTTGGAGGCGTCTCCACAGCAGCAATGATCAATAAACGAAACGCACAGCAGCCCGATCCAGCTGTTGTCGTTGTTGCGGATCCTGTCGCAGGAGATCAGCAGGAAGTCATCAAGCAGCTGACAAATCTTGATATGCTCGTGATACCATGCGGCGCAGAATACATCAAGAATTACGGAGACTTATTGTGCAGGGAAATGTATTGCAGAGTCATGACGCGCGGCATCGACAGCAAAACAAGCGGCCAAGAGTGCGAAGAGATCAGCAATGTAGCCAACAGTAAGATCATTGTAGATCATTGTGAATCCTTTATTGAACAGCGCGAAGAGTGCTACGAGAAATACAGAGAGCGCAAATAATACATGCAACCCTTGATCAATGTGCTATATCGTATTCTGTGAGGGCTAAAACCATGCAATTTAAGCGATTCAACACAAAAGCAGAGCAGACAGATAGCAAGATATCTTTTGTAGCGTCTACAGCGAATCCAGACAGATACGGCGACATTGTCGATCAGGGCGGCTGGGATCTCAGAGCCTACGAGCGCAATCCGATCATTTTGCTGAATCATAATCCTACACAGCTGCCAATTGGAAAGGGCAAAGCATACGTCAAAGATGGCCAGCTGATGCTCGATGTTGAATTCGATAAAAATGACGAAGTGGCGCAGCAAGTCGAGCGCAAAGTTCGCGGCGGCTTCATCAATGCTGTATCTGTTGGATTTCAACCCAGCGAATCAATCGCCAGAAATAAACTACCTGCCGATCATCCATATCACGGAAAAAGCGGCTATTATTTTCCTAAATCTGAATTATTAGAGGTGTCGATCGTGACTATCCCAGCAAATAACGAAGCGACTTTGTCGAAGCACTACACAGCAAATATCACTCTGTCAGACGTAGCAAAATCGATGCTAGTACACAGGCACATCGTATCGATTCAAGAGCTTGACAATGGCAATTATCTAGTCGAATTCGCTGCACATTCAGAAGAGCAGCCAGAAGAGCCAGAAGAGGAGATCATTGAAGAATCAATGCACGACGAAGAGGACAAAGGCGGCCACGATGAAGATGAAGATAAAGGCGCCGGCTATGATGATGAAGATAAAGAAATGGACGAAGATGAAGAGGAAGAAAAATCCTTTTCACTCGACGATCTACTGTTCCACCTTAAGGAATTGAATAACTAACTAACTACCTAACTACTGGAGATACTATGTCAATGGACGCAGTAAAACAAATCATGGGAGAGCTTAAGACTCTTCGCACTAATCAAGATGAGAAAGTTGCTACTATTGAAAAGCAAGTAAATGCTATCAAAGAAGCACAGCGAATCATGGAAGAATCTGTATATCGTGCAGATTCTGCTGAGATCACAGGCACTGACGATCAGTTGAAAAAGTTCGTTGGCGAAGATGGATCTATCCGCTGGACTACTGGCAAAACTCGCGTAAAAACAGCAGCTGGCTTGACTACTGTCACTGAATGCGGCTTGCTTGATACAGAAGAGAATCTGTCAAACTGGCACGTAGAAATGAAGCGCCTTGCTAATGATCGCATGATGATCAAGAGCATGCTTGTAGGCGACAAAAGCACTCCAAAAATGGATCTTGCTATTGCTCGTCATCTTGCTGTAGCGCCTCGCTCAATCGCTGCTCAAATCAGCAAAGCAAACTATGACGGATCCGGTGTTGGTGCTGAGTTGATCCCTGATCAATTCTTGGCTCAGTTGCACATGGAATATCAAGTGCCGACAGTTGTTCGCTCTTTGTTCAACGAAGTACAAATGACATCTAACACTATGTTAGCTCCTCGCATCGATCGCGGCGGCCGTCCATACATCAAAGGCACTGTAACAAGCGACAATCCTGCTTTGTATCCTGTTAGCACTGTCTCTATGGGCCAAGCTCAGATCACTGCTAAGGGCCTCGCTACTCGTTACATCCTTGACGAAGAATTGATCGAAGATTCTGCTGTTTTGTTGTTGCCTGCTATGCAACGCATGATCGCTAAGGATATGCGCGATGCTCTTGAAGATGCAATTATAAATGGTGATTCCGCTTCTACTCATCAAGATGATATCGCTAACTGGGATATTCGCGGACGCTGGGGATCTGCTGGTCTAGGCGGATCAAATGATCATCGTCGTTTATTCGTTGGATTGCGTGCTGCTGCATTTGACAAAACTACTACTTTGAACATTAACAGCTTCGACGCTGCAAAAATGCTCGAGTTGATTTCTCAATTGGGCGAGTATGCTGCATCTGACAAAGTGTTGATCGTATCTCCTGAAGCTCTTTACGGCAATCTGATGGGATTAGAGCAGTTGATCACTTTGGACAAATTCGGCCCACAAGCTACAATCTTGACTGGCCAATTGGGATCGATCTTCGGAATGCCTGTAGTAGTATCTCGATTCATGTCTGATGATCTTGCTACTACTGGAAAGTACACAGGATCCGGCGCTACTACTGGGATGTTAGTAGTATCTCGTGAATCTTGGAATATCTTTGCACGTCGCGGCATCCAGATCCAACAAGAGCAAGATATTACTTCTGGCGCTTACAACATGGTAGCTACTGAGCGATTGACATTTGATTCTTTGGATGCTTCAACCGTGAAAAACGTTGCTTTCGGATTCAATCTATAATCATTGATTAGGGGGCTTCGGCTCCCTATCTAACTGGAGTTTATTATGTCTTACTATTATCCTGAATATGTCCGCCTTGAGACAGCTGCCGGCACTGCTGACACTGTAGCGATCTGCTTTCATGAGCGTATTGAAGTTGTAGCCGCTAAAGTTGTCGATGTGGCTGGGATTGTTGCTGATGCGACTAACTATGCAACTTTCCAAGTATTGGGCAATGATCAATCTACTGCTCTTTTTGAGTGGGCTACTTTGAACACTGCAGAGGGCGCTCTGACTGCTCTGACTGCTGCTGATCTTGTTAATCAAGGTGCAAATGATAAAGCAGTATTTGAGGCCGGCGATTCTTTGATCGTCAAAGTCACAAAAGCAGCAAGCGGAAAGGCCACAAATGCGACTATCTGCCTGCATTTGCGTCAAGCTCGCAATTACTAACTGACTAGAGGATTTGTATCAGTATGGCTCTTGTTACGACGGACATATTAAAAGAATATTTGCCAGAAATATCGGGATCCAATGCTGATACAGAGCTATCTAATTTGCTGGATAGAGTCGAGGCAGCAATTGCACGCTGGCTCGGCTTTCCTGCGCCTGATAGCAGTAACACGCCGACTCTAGCAGTATCGACATATACTCTTTATATCGATTCATATTGGTATAATGATATTAGCGTGTTGCAATTGCCGATCCGCCCCGTTGTATCGATTACTTCAGTGCATGCCGATCCCGATCGAGCATATACAGCAGACACAGAAGTTAATAGCGATGAATACGACATAGATAAGCAGCAGGGGCTATTGATTATCAAGCCAGATACGAGCACTGTAGGATTTACAAAGTCATATCGCGGCAATCGTGTAATCGGCACATTTGGATTTACATTATTTCACAGAGATCTCGTACATGCTGTCTGCGTCTATGCTAGCCAGCTACACAGAGCAAAGAGCAGTCAAGGCAAGAAAAGCCAGTCAGTTAGAAACGCGACGACTACATATATGCCAAATCAGATCCCTGATGAAGTGAAGCAGCTACTTTATCCCTATCGATCAAGTCAAGTCATCATCTAGGGGGCGCAATGGATTTCGAAGATCTATCGCCACAAATGAGAGGCGCAAAGCGGCGGCTGTTGAATCAGCTAGAAAAGCGGCTCAAGATCTCAGCGCTCGAAATGGAGGCGCGATCTAAGCAGGTGGCTTTTTCACGCTTCAATAATCGCTCAGGACGGCTCCGACAATCGATCGCGGGGCGTTTTGCTGTTGTGGACGGCAAGCCTACTGCTATAGTTCAAGCAGGAGGGCAATTTGGCGGCACAGAATTAGAATATGCACGCTATATTGAATTCGGCACGCGCTATATCAAGCCCCGTCTATTTCTCGGCCGCAGCATCGAAGCACAGCAAAAAGAGATCCGGCCGAAGCTCAATGATCTGCTGCGTGTTGCATTGCTAGAGGATAAATGATGCCAGATTCAACAACATACAGGATTATCAATGCGCTTAAGGACAAAACTGCACAGGATTTCACTAGCGGCTACAGTGGTGTCGATATGCGCAATTGCGCTGTTATTGGCTCAATACTCGAACCGCCACAGATCCCCTATGCATCTATAAACTTTATCGATTTCACTACAGAGCAAGGCTTAAATCTGGCTAGCTATCGCATGACAGCACGATTTGAGATCTATGTGTTTTGCGGCGGTGCTTCTGTTGCTGAGCGCCTGCAAAATGCTGTCAATCTGTCGAGCGATGTGATCAAGGCAATCACAGAGGATCGCTGGCTAGGCCTTGCTAATCCAGATACTACACGCACAATCGACAATGTGATCTGCAATTTCACAGCTGTCGAGGGCGATAGATATGGGCTTGATAATGTTGCGATTGGCTACATTGAGGCGACTGTGCCTTTCCAGAGTAGAACAGGAGTGTAAAAATGACGTGGTACAATGCAGACTATCGACGCCGGCAGATTGTCGGGATCAATTCTTTTGGTGGTACTGGTGTATCGGCTACGATTGACATAGAGATCGATATTCCGCCTGATTGGGATGATTTCTGGGATAATATCCGATCAGATTTCAAAGATGTCGTTGTAACAGATACGACGGGCGAGCTGGTGAGTTTTGCCAGAAAAGCAGGCGCTGATTATGCTAATCGTGTATTGACATTGCAGGTAGATGGATATCAAATTAAGCACGATGATTCATTATCGATTTGCTATGTCTATTTCTATGAGCCAAATGAGACAACAGATCACAGCACCAGCGTAACGATTTCCACGCCGAAAAACGGCTATATTTTGCTATCTGCACCACATAGCAGAGTAGTTAACGCCAGAGACAGTCAGAGCGCTCTAGATCAGCCTGTGCAGTCCTTTATCAAGTCAGAATCTGACGAAGTGCATGTATTTTGGATCGTTACTTCGCAGCTAGCGAAAAGATTAACTCCGTACAATGAGCGCAATGATCAGGAGGGGATCGAATACGTCACGATCCACAGCTACGATGATTCAGGCGTTGACAGCAGCACGAGATTTCAGGCACAGGAGACACGCGCCGGTAATGGATTTATCCGCGCAACGTACAAGGCCGGATCTAATGGATTCAATTACGCTATAGCAATCAACATCATCACCACACTAGGACAATCCCTTGAGAATCGTGCTATTCTCAGAGTGATCGATTTACTACCTTAAGGAGCATTATTATGGCTATTTTATTTGCACAAAACTCATTTTTGAGAATCGGACTAGAATCATCATGGGGGACGGCTCAGACTTCAACGACACAAGATGTCAAGCTGATCTCTAGCACGCTGCAAGTGACACAGGAGCGCGAGCGCAGAACACATTTGAGCGTCCCTGCTTCTGGCTTGCTATCTGGCACGTTTGAGGGCTTCAGACAGGCCGGTGGCTCTATTGAAGTGCCTGCTTTCTATGATGGGATCGGGATGCTGTTAAAAGCAGCATTAGGCAGCCTGTCAACAACAGGATCGGCCGATCCTTATACGCACGTTTATTCTCCAAACTTTGATCAGCCTAGCATGACGATCCAATTTCAGCGCGGAACAAACTTGAGCAATTCAATGGAGCAATTCACTGGATGCAAAGTCAGCGCAATGACAATCAGCGCAGAGGCAGGCGGCGAGATGACTTGCTCTTTTGATCTGATCGGCAAAGATGGCGCGGCGCGTACTACTGACATCACTGCATCATTTCCCAGTGTTGATCAAGTGTATCACTACGAAGCCGGATCGCTGACTATGGGCGGCACGCTGTCAATCGCTAGCCTTGACATCCGATCTTTTGAGCTGTCACTAGACAACAAGCTAGATCGCCGGAATCTGTTAGGCTCTAAGCTCACCGGCGAGCCTGTGCCGACTGACGTGCGCGAAGTGACTATGTCAATCACCTGCGATGTAACAGATAACAGCCTGTATAATGATTCTCTTGCTGGCAATGCTGGCGACGTGTCAATTACGTTTATCCGAAGTGCTGACACCAATCACGAATTTCAAATTGCGCTTGATGATGCTACTATCGAAGATTACAACGATAACATTACAGCATTCGGCCGCGTTGAAAGAACATTCACGCTTCGAGGCTATGCAAGCAGCTCAGATAATGGCTTGACGCTCACTTTGAAAAATGCTAATTCCTCTGGTGAGTATTAATTCAAATTCTGATTGGTTGTTTGATATCGATTGATACTTATTTTGTTGTTTTGAGCCGGCTGCTTTTCCGTTGTTGCAGTCGGCTCTTTTCAATTTCAGATTCCAGAATATAAAAGAGCCAGCTAGAGGGGATCCAGCTGGCTCGAAAATGTTAAGGGATTGAGGATTAAGATTATAGATAGTATGCAAGGCCGGCAATCGCTCTGAGTGCTGCGTGTGCTATCAATAGTGTCATGATGCTGCACATTGATAATCCGATGATCTCGCCTGCTTGTTTTGCCTGTTGTCGTGTCATGATGCGCTCCGTTGTTTGAGTTGCTCTAATCTTTGCTTGTCGTATTTGCATCCGTGCTCTTTTGCTACCTGCTCAACATGATCAAAGTCACCGTCAAACATATATACAGCTAGTGCAAAGATATAGATCGTCATGTAGTTGACGCCATGACTTGCTCCAATGTTTCTACGCTTGCCCTTTTTGATCTGCTTGTTGAGTGCGTGACACATTTCATGTATTAACTTGCGCTGATACAATGAACCAACCGCACAAATAATACAATGTCTTTTACTGCTGTAAATGCTTTTGTTGGTTCTGTTTGCGTGTGGCTCTTGCAATGCTGGAATAGTCTTGATCTGTTTGTTTTTGATAGACAGCAAATCTGTAAGCTGCAGATACATACTATTCAAATCCTCGATCGCTGAATCAATCGAATTGTATCTTTTGCCTTTTGCAAGTGACTTGCCGAATTTGCTGACTTTTGATTTTTGAAAATCTCTTGTCATGTCGTTGCTCCGTTGTTGTAAGTGGGCGACCGGAGCCGCCCGAGTTGATTGATTATTTGATTTCTGAAAGTTTGATTTTTTTGCCCTTTGACTGATTGCAGCCCATCAAAGTCGCAAATGTCGATCCAATGCTTAAGATATATCGAGCGCCTTTTTTGCCCTCAATCTCTGCGATATATGTCCATTTTGCTTGACCTTGCTTGATTACTTTATATTCTTGGCCTTTGATTGTGATAGTTTCGTTTAACATTGTCTTTCCGTTGTTGTTTAAGCCTCATTGCTTATATACATAGTATAACAACAAAAGTTATCACTGTCAACAAAAGTTTACGCTTTTATCAAAAATAAATGAAAAAAAACTATATAGCCAGCAGTTAGATCAGTTAGAATACAGGCAAAACCACGATCAACGGAGATCCACATGTTGAAAGATTTTTTAAGCCAAGTACAGGACGCATCAACGTTCGAAATGGAAATATTCACGGGGCAGCTAGTGATTAAGGGGCGGATCCTGTCACCAGCTGAGATCGAGCGAGCTAGCCTGTCGAACTCTCTAGCATTACAGGCGCTGGCGAAATCTGGCGAGCTACAGCAATTCCAGAATATCAGCCAAGAGCTATCGAGTGAAGATGTCACAGAGGAAGCGATAGATCGCGCATATTCGATGCTGTCAAAAGTACGGCCGGAGCACATCGATAAGATCAATCAATCACAGGATCAGCTAATTGCAATCTGTGTCACACATGCCAAGCAGCCAGATCAGGAGCAGTTTGAGCGCCTGCAGATCGTACTTACACAACAGGAGCAAAACGCCGATCGTAATATGCTCTGGATCGGCATGATTCCCAAAGTTGATCGAGCTGCTATCCTAGATCGAGCACTCAAAGGACACGGGGAGGCAGTCGAAAGACTGAGCACCTTTCGCAGATGATGAAGAATATCTGCATATTCTTGATATTATCGCGCGACAGTATGGAGTATTGCCCAGTCAAGTGCATAGTCTTGATTGGTTCGATTTGATGCTGTGCTTGAAGTGTGCAACGCATCGAGGCGCGCGGCTCAATCGACTACTGAAGCGATACAAAAAGACCGGCGTGCAGCCTACTGTCTCACTGACTGATCTTATTGACATTATCGGATAGAAATCTATAGCAGTGTCAAGGCGCGATCTATCTGCTATTATAGGAGCATCATAGGGAGCGAATATGGCTAGTGATACGGTAGTGCAGTACATACTCAAAGTCGATTCTAAGGGCGCTGAAAAGGGGCTTGAGGGCGTTGCTAAGGATGCAGACAGAGCAGCCAAAGAGCTAGATCAGCTAGATGAATCGACAAAGAAATCAAATCGTCAGTTAGATAACAATGAGAAATCAACAAAGAAAGCCAGCAAGGGGCTCAGGGGGCTCAAAGTCGCGGGCGCTGCTGCTGGTGCGGCTATCGGCGGGCTTGCTGTAGTTGCAACAGGCACAATCGCCACAATCGGCGCTCTGGCTACTGCCTATCTATCTGCTCAAAAGGCTGCATTTGATTTCAGCCGTGAAGTCGTCGACAGTGTCAATCAGTTAAATGATTTATCTGCTCAATCAGGCCTCAGCGCTAATAGTATTCAGGCAGTGATTACAGCATTCGAGGGATCCGGACAATCTGCACAGGCTGCAGAAGCATTTGTAGGGCGATTCCCTAGACTATTTGCGGATCTCAGTGCCGGCGCGGGGCGTGCAAGTGAAGCAGCGGCTAAGCTGGGCGTATCGTTGACAGATGCCAGCGGAGCCACAAAGAGCGCGGATCAAGTGCTGATCGATGTTACTAGAGGCCTGCAATCTATCGAAGATCCAACAGAGCGAGCTACTCAAGGATTCTTGCTGTTAGGAAGATCGGCAGGGCAATTCCTGCAGGCTTTCGGCGCTACGTCAGACTTTGAGAATTTCCTAGAATTGTCTAATCTTTTCGGCGTGAAAACTGGGCCAGAGGCTAGCGCGGCGGCGGCTCGATTTCAGGAGCAGCTTGCATTTGTTGATCTGGCTGTCAAGGGATTAAGGCAACAATTTGTCGATGCGCTCGGCGGGATTGATTTCTTTAATGAGCGCCTCCTAGATGGGATCAAGGTGCTAGCGACACTCGGCGATTTTATCACAGAAAACGAAGCATTATTCCAGCAGCTAGGCAGTCAGTTAGCGCAGACAGGATCGGGCGTTTTGCAATTCCTGCAATCACTACTTGGCCCATTTGCGCAATTTGTCAATGCTTCGTTTAAGGTCGTAAATGATCAGATCATCACAATCGCGCGAGGCCTCAAAGAGCTAGGCGTGATCGGCAATGAAACATTTTACGCATTTGCTGAGGGCGCTAGATCTGCAGAATCAGCAGTAACAACATTCAGCGAGATTGCTACACGACTGGGAGATGTCGATTTTGGCGGATCTGGTGTTGGTGTAGGCGGGCGACAATCTGCAGCACGAGCAGAAGAGTTGATCGGAACAATCTTGGCGGGCGTGTCACAATCTGTCAAGGATTCGAGGCCTCAAGTTGATGATTTAGCGAGTAGTGTTCAGAATCTCGGAGACAAATCAAAAGATACAGTGAGCGAGATCGATAAAGATGCTGATGATGCATTCAAAAGCATACTAAAGATTACAGAATCATTTGAAGATATTGATCCAAGTGTTCGACGGGCTCGTGATGTTGTAAACAATTTAAAATTAGATATTTTTGCTCTGGAAATCGCTCAAAGAGATACAACATTTGCAAATAATCTTCTAGCAGAGGCTGAGACACGTCTAGCACAGGCTCGAGAGGATGCAGCAGCACGAGCAGAAGCACAGGCAAAGAGAGAACGCCAAGAGCGCCAATTAGGGGCCGTTGATGCGTTTTCTACTGTAGCTTCTTTAGATGTCGCAGGCATTGCCAGTTTGATCAATCCTGTCGCGGGGGCTATCACTGGCGCATTGATTGAACTAGGCAGTAAAACACCAGAGCAGATCAAAGAGGAAGCACTAGCACAGGCGGAGGCGCTCGCTAATGGATTGGCGATCTTGCCTGCGCTATTCCTTGAGATCTTGCCACAGCTGACAGTCGCAATCGCTGAAGCTGTCTATGATGGGATCATTAATCTTGTGATCAATCTAGTCGAGATTATCAAAGACAGATTCAATTTGATCGCATCATTTCGAGATCGTGATCCTGATGGCAATAATGCGACACGTGACGCATTTATGCAAGGCCTCCGAGATTTCTTTGATCCTAGCAAATCGGCGAGCTATGCAGCTGGCGGGCGCTTTCTGCCAAAGGCTCAAGGCGGGATCCGTTTTACAGGCAATCAAGACGGGCTCGCAATGCTTCATAGAGGCGAGTTTGTTGTGCCTCAGTCTGGACAACGGCCGCAACAAGTGGATCGACAAATGCAAGGGATGGGCGGCGGCTTAACCGTGAATATCAACAGCGCTGTAGTTGATCGCAATGCTGTCGATGCACTCGTGCGACAGATTGAAGTCCGCTTCAATAATCAATTCGGCACATCGTCAAGTAATCTATTCGGAGGCCGTTAACATGGGCAATGCAAAATTCTATTTCTATCCTGAGCCTCACGGAGCATATGCGCATCCAGTGATTATCGATATGGGCGAGGCGCTCGGCGAAATGTACAGCGAAATGATCACGGAGGCCGTTGACGCTGTCTCTCTAACTGGCTCTATGTCGAGATCTGTTGGACGGATGCAGGAGCTAGTCACAATCCAGCGGGATCGCATGCTGCTCGGTGAAGATCTGGCGTATCGATTTCATGCGATGCAGAATCATCTTGATCGCGGCTTTACTGTCGCATTTGCTGCAGATGATGACAAAGCATTTTGCCACCCGTTGAGGGGCGTGCATAACTCAGGCACTCAGCGGATCAATTGTTACGCGCATCCTTTTGTCAATCTCGTTGGATCCTCTGTCGCTATTGGGATCGATGACTATGCAACGATTGAGACATCAAGCCCAGCACTGATACAAGAGCAGGTCAAGATCACGTCAAACGGCAATATCTCGAATGCTGGCGGAAACTTTGATATTGATGAGCGGCTATGCTTTCAATATGATCAGCCGGCCTATGTTAGACACTATCGATATTATCCGATCT